ATGCCAATGAAAGTTATCATTAGTCATTTTTTAACAATAAAACCAACGAAAAAGAAAACTCGTTGGTATCAACAAATCGGATGGATGATAATTATTTGGTCTTTAAGTGTATTAAGTCTTGCGATTATCGCCTCATTATTTAAATTATTAATGTACAGCGCAGGAATGAAAACGCATTAATAACATAAAAGATGTATTATTAATAAAAAAGGCAGTGTTATTAATTAACACTGTCTTTTTTATTTGTTTTTATTTTATTAATTACAATAAATTATAATATTGGTCGGGTTTAACTTTGATGGGGAGTGGGGTGATATCTTGCATCTCTAATAAATTCCTTTCTATGGTGTTACATATTGCATTTAATGGTAAGTCATTGGCAGAAACACCGAATGGATCTTCTAACTCTTCAGCTAATGAGTCCCAAGATAAAAAAGTATAAGAGATAAATACGGAAACAAATGGCGTCATATAGTGGAGATCGGCAACCAATGCAAAAGGTAGCAGAGCACAGAATAGATATACCGTACGTTGCAATATGAGCGTATAGGCAAAAGGTACAGGAGTATTTGAAATACGTTCACAGCCACCCAATACATCAGATAAGTTATTAATATCTTTATTAATTGATTGAAAGATAACATCACTTATTACTTTGTTATCTCGCAATTCGCCAATTTTTAGGCCAATATGCAATAAAATCCGATTAGTGGGGTAAGGGCTATTCATTATCTCATCAAATAAAGGTCGGGGTAAGAGGCGATAGAGATCGACCATTGGGTTTGTTTTTCTTAGCTCATGTTTTAGACTCCAACTAAAAGCAATAAGTAGATTGGAAAAGTCACGATTAAATTGTTTATCTTCCGGTAATAAGGCTTTTATATTTCTTAATATGTTGCGATGGGTAATTAACATATTTCCCCATAATGTCCTTGCCTCCACAAGTCGGCTATAACTTGCATTATTTCTAAAACCAAGAAATATTGCGATAGCAATACCTAACAAACTAAATGGGGCAACAGTTAAATGAATACCTAATAACTCATACCATTGATAAACCAAAATAGCGATAATAGACATTGCAATATTAAGACATAAGCGAAAGATTATTTTTGATAGCACTGAACCGTGCCAATCAAATAACCGAAAAAACCAGTGTTGATTAGGACGTATGACCATAATAATAGTGATATAAAAAGAAAGTTTGTTAAGTTATTATCGCAATAAAATAAATAATAATCTAATTAATTCTATTGAAAGATTAAGATTGTATAATAAGTTTTAAATAGATGATTGATAAAAAGCAATTACTTAAAAATTTGGACTTTTTATTTTACTGTTGAAAAAAGAGAATCGATTACAGAACCGTATAAAGTAGTAAATAGTGAATAGCGAGATAAGTTTGTGCATTTTCAGTAACAGTACTGAATAAAAATAGGTTTTACTCAATAACAAAAAAAGCCACTTGCTAAGAAGTGGCTTAATATGCTGATTTAACAGATAAAATTTGGATAGCACTACTGGGCTGAACCATTAGTGTATCTTCGTTATTTTTTGACTAAGAATAGAAGATTATGAATCTAGGTGATAAATGTTATTATATGATAATTATTTTTAATGTGTTAATCGTCTAATGGCAATTCTAATGAATTAGCAAACATAGAATTGAGGATACAGTAAATGAATATAGAAATTGAAGTTAGTGAGCTACAATCTAGGCAAAGAGTATTGCATGAAAAAATTGATAATTTGGCAAAAAAACTACCTGAGGAAAGTGCAACGCGTAAGCAGTTAGCTAATCATAGAGAGCTTTTTGACGACGCCATTCATTATCTTTCAAATTCAAAGCAAAGATTGGCATTTATCGGTAACATTGGTACCGGAAAGACAACTGCCATATGTCATCTCTTAGGCTTATTAGATGGGAATGAGCCAATCCTTAGTACTGGTAGCGGTCGGACCACGCTTTGCGAAGTTGAAATATCCACTGGTGCTCAATTAAGGATTGAAGTAACTCCGCACTCTGAAGCCGAGGTGAAGAGCTATCTTACCGATTTTGCGCAATACTTACATGTATCAGATATAGCAACATCGGATACTTCAGATTCATTTAGACTAAGCGCTGAAGTTGAAAGAGCTCTCCGTAACATGCTCGACCTTCGAATATCACGGACGAAAAATCCAGAAGGAAAACGAATTGCTATAGACAGCGCGAAGAATTTCGCAGCTGATTATCAATCTGTTGAACTTTTGGCTGCTGGGCTGTTGGGGCGCATTAACTTATCGTCTCGTCAACAAACGTTATTCACTAACGATGATGGGGCAGAGCAAAATCTATGGTTGCATTCAACATTCAAAGCCATAAATAATTGTACTCACCCAAACGTTGGCTTACCAAAGCATATTCGAATATCAGTACCTTTAAAACTTTTTGATCCACTAGATTATGCACTATCGATAATTGATACAAAGGGGGTCGATCAGACGGTTAACCGAGTCGATCTCGATAGCTGTCTAACTGATAATCGCACCGTCAATGTAATATGTTGCCGATTTAACGAGGCACCTGATAAAACTATGTCAGGATTACTAAAACTTGCCAAGGATGCGGGGCTAAGCCAACGAATCGCAAATGAAACAATTTTGTTAATTCTAGATAGGGAAAGTGAAGCTGAAAATATTATCGATATAGATGAGCCAATTGGTGACAAATTTGAGGGGCGCGAAATTCGTGCAGAACAGATCACGAATGATCTAAAGCACACGCTACAATTGGACAACTTAGATGTACAATTTTTCGATGTAAAGTCTGATGATCCGAACCACCTTAGCAAAATATTGGTAGAAAAAAGTTTCTAAATTACGTCGTCAATATACTCAGAATGTAATTGATATAGAGAAAGCTATTAGTGATATCGAAACTGAATTAGTCTCTCAATCTGCGAAGGCTGCGAAGCATCAGGTAGCTAACACGCTGGAACCATGGATAAAAAAGGCTCAAAGCTGTTCTCCTATTTTAAAAGAATATTTTTTACCCTTAATTAATGATATCAAGAACACGGGAACATACGCTGCGAGTGTTCGAGCTAGTGTAAATCGCCGAGGTGAGTGGCACAATCTAGATTACTATCAGCTTTTAGCTACTGGAGCTCGAGAGCAAACTGTTGATCAAATTGGTACTCTAAAAGATGAATTAATTGTACTTATTGATAATATGCTTTCCCAAAACGAGCTTCAACCTGCCTATGCATTACTTAAACAATTAAAACAAACAACGGAAAAACGGCTTGGTGATATATATCAAAAAGCGTTTGCTAAAGGACGTGCTATTTATGAAGAAAAGCTTTCATCAGATGATCAACTCTGGAATGCTTTATTTATAGAATGGGGAAGGGGGCCTGGTTATAAAGATAGAGTATCCAAAAATTCTGAGGCTTGGTTTCACGCTAGAAAAATATCCAGAATTTGAAATCAGAGTGACTCAACAAGTGGTTAAGGAATGGCAACTTTATGTGAATGAAGTGAGTGATATGTTGGGTTACGCATAACCATTGAGATAAAATAATTGATTTTTATTGAGGTTGCTCCTTCAATAAAGCTATATGCTACCAGTGTTATCTGAATGAAGAAAACAAGAAAAAGTGTGAGGATCTGCTGGGGTTAGATAAATGTTAATCAGCTACATAAAGTTAGCCTTTAGATAAGTAAAAAATTGTTTCGAGTTCAATAAAATATATGTAGATATTATTTATGAAAGTCTGGACTTCGGTTGACAATTAGTTTTTTCTAATTGTAGCCGGAGGCCAGATATGATGAACATTCAAGCTAAACGAGATATTGTACATAAAACAAAAATCTTAAATAATGCCGGCGAGAGCAAAAATATTGCTAAAACTTGTCGCCATTTTGTCGCCATTGGCTTTCAGATACAAAAAAGCCACTTTTCTCAAAGTGGCTTAATATGCTGATTTAACAGCTAAAATTTGGTGGCCCCTACTGGACTTGAACCAGTGACCAATCGATTATGAGTAATTTGATAGTGTTTGCAAAAACAATAACTTACAATAAAATCAAAAAGTTAAAAGACAGATAGTTTTAAATAACATTAAGGATTCATAACTTGAGGGGGCACAAAAGGGGCAATATTCCTATTTGTTCTCACCGAATGCTAGCGGGTTCAGTTTTACTGCTTCGTCTAAATGGTCAGGTGCAAAATGCGCATAACGCATTGTCATTTTGATGTCGGTATGCCCCCAGTATTCTTTGAAGCACTAATATATTGCCACCATTCATCATAAAATGTGATGCAAACGTATGACGTAATACATGTGACATTTGACCATCAGGCAATACTATTTTTGTCCTTTTTAAGGCTGTTCGGAATGCAGAATAACAAGAAGTAAATAAAGCTCCTCTCGTTTTTCTCTCTACAACTAGGTTATAGAGTTCCTCGCTTATTGGAACGGTTCTATTTCTATTGCCTTTCGTATTTGTATAAGTGATCCGAAATTTACTAACGTTAGAACCTCTTAAAGATTCAGCTTCTGACCATCGTGCACCTGTAGATAGGCAAATTTTAACAACGGTTAATAAGTGCTTATTTGAGCTATTCGCACATTCCTCAAGTAACAAGTTAATTTCATCGTGATTCAAAAAAGCCATTTCAGCTTCTTCGGTTTTAAAAGGTCTAATAGATTCGACTGGGTTTTCATGTTTCCACTCCCCTAGTCGCTTTAACTCATTAAACATAGCTCTAAAATAAGCTAGCTCCAGATTCATTGTTCGCGGGGAAACTTTATCTAAACGTTCTGTACGTCTTAGTTTTCCAGAAATTCGTTTTTTCACGATAAGACGAAAATAATTTAGCTGTAAACTCAGTAGCTAAAGGTGAACCCATGCAATCAGATGCATAAATCATAGCTGATTTTCTGGTATTACCATCATCGATAGTTACACCGTGGGAATTATACCAAGTCTCTATTAACTCACTGAGTTTACGTCTATCTTCTTTATCACCTAACCAAGGTTGGTTATCAACGTTATCTAAAATGTAACGTTCGTAAGCGATAGCTTCCCCTTTGGTGGTAAATGTTTTTCGGATGCGCTTACCCTTTCCGTCTTTTTTGCCTTCGGGATAAAAATCTAAACGCCAGCGACCATTAGTTTGTTTAGTTATTGACATCTATTCCTACAATATTTTTTAGCCAATCATGGAAGTAGTATTTTTTATGTCCATCTGTAGCCATCATCGTTTGAATATTTCGAACAGAAAAAGTTCTATGTTCATTTCTTACATGACAATACCCTGCTATGTACTCGTCACCGTACCCATTCTTTTTATATTGGGTTACATCTACTGTTCTTCTAACTTTTCCTGAATTAGATAAATAGGTAAATGTTGTTTTTATTGCAGGGAATTCAGCTACTACTTTAATTTCTTTAGCTTTATATCTAACGTCTTTTGCATATTCAAAAAGTTCATGTAAATCTAATTTAAATTTCTTTTTGCAAAGATCTTTAAAGTCGTATCTTGATGAGCCGATAGTTATTACTGTAATGATTTCTTTTTCAGGAATATAAGTTGCTTCACCAGTACTGGGGTCTGTGAGTTCTAAATAGAATTCACCGTCATCATATATATATAATCGTGTAAATACGCCATAGATTTTATCAGTTTCATCTCTGATTCTAAACGAGGCTTGATTAGTTATACCTTGCCATAAAAGAGATTTACCATTTTTCATAACAAAAGTTTTAACATCATCAGTAATAACTTTTTCTGTTTTATCTTCTGTGTGAATACTTTTTGGTGTTTTAGGAGCTTCTATTGATTCTTTTGTCTGGATATCAAAATTGGTGTCATGGAGTGTTTTTATTTCTATATTATGAGAGTTTGCATTTTCTCTAGATATATTTGTTTTTATTGTAGAGTTTTTCTTATTGAAAAACCAAATGCGTGATAAACCTATAATTAATGAACCATTAACAACCAACATAAATATAGATACACTTCTATTTTCTATTTCTGGTGAAAAAGTAAGACTTAAACCAGTAATAAAAAATAAAGTTAGAAATAAAATTATTAATATTTTCAGCGCAAAAAAAATCTTTTTCATCATGAAAATCCTTATCTAGTTACTGATTTTCAATAATAGTAATTACTCTACCGTGAATTTTTATATCAGAAATTTCACAATCAAAAGCCATTCCAACACCAGAAACTCGTACTCGTTGCATTGGCATTCTAGTTAGTTCTCTAATACTATTTTTTCCATCAATTTCGATGAGCCATTTTCCATCAAAAACATCATTAAACTTTTTATCAATAATGAAATAATTATCTCCATCTTGAATTGATATAGGTTCACTTGGTAAAGGGGCTTTGTTAGGAAAAATGACTTTATCAAACATAATATGATCTGAGAGTATGAGTAGACCGTCTTTTAGGCGAAAGTTAGGTAATTTTAAGTTATCAAGTTTTTCATTATCGAAAGGTTTACCTTCGCCAAAAGCTAACCATTGGAGGCTAGCACCTGTCTCATACATGCATCTAACAACCATATCTGCAGGAAAAATATTTCGTTTATATCTACCAGATAAACTACTAGCTACCATATTGAAGTGTTGGGCAAGCATTATTTTTGATGAGAAACCATACGCTTCTATGATTCTATCTAAAACCTCACCGCTGTTTTCACATGATATAAAATCAAATGAATGATTCATTCACATACTCCTGAATTCGTGTTAAACCAAATTTAATGCTATTTAGTATTGACGATTCGTTTCATGTGAAGTAATCTTACTTCATATTATTCGTGTGGGACGAATAGAATCAAATAGCACTATATAGAACTTATAGGAGATTTTGCCTTATGCGCCCTAACATTACAATAACCATTCCAGACCCATACGTCACAGTGAGTGAGTATTGCAAGCGTACTGGCTTATCAGAAAGCTCAGTAAGAAATATGATTGCTGATGGTCGATTACCTGTTCGCGAAAAGCATAAAAACTTAAAGCAAGGTACGGTCTTTATTAACCTTGCAGCAATCACAGTAGAAGCCCTTTCAAAATCAAATATTTCGCTTCAAGCGTAGTTATTATTCGCTTTAGGAGAATAAAAGCTATGTTTGATTATCAGGTTTCCAAACAAGCGCACTTTGATAATGCATGCCGTGCTTTCGCAAATACCCATAAAGGGGATTTAGTGCAAATAGCTGAAAGCATCGGCATGAACGCCCAAATGTTGCGTAACAAGTTAAACCCTGAACAACCGCACCAATTAACGTGCATTGATTTAATGAAACTGACTGATGCAACTGAGGACGCCTCTATCCTTGATGGTGTCTTAGAACAAATGCAATGTCAGCCGTCAGTGCCAGTTAATGAAGCGTGTGATTCTAATGTACCCGCTTATTTATTAACGGCAGTCGGTGAGGTGGGGAAGTTAGCAACTAATACAGTTTCAGGCGGTAATTTCAATAATGCACGAGTCGCTGACTTTAAACGTTCTGTTAATACAGCAATTCGTTGTTTAACGTTGGCAGGCATAACACTATCGGCAAGATTACATACTAATCCGGCGTTTGCCTGTGCAGTGGATGCAGTCGCTAATCTTAGCCCATCAATGATGTGAGGTTTTAAAATGAAATTAAATTCATTACAGCTTCAACAACACAAATATAAATTATCTAGTGATTCATTTAAAAATGAAAATAACAATTCTATTTATATTGTTAGCCTCATTTTATTTATGGGTTATTTATTAATATCAGCTTTAAGTTAAGAGGTGTTTATGTCTAAAGAAAATATGTTTGATGAGATTTTACCAGGTGCGAAAGAACATCAAATAGAGCGCTTAAAAAAATTAACTGAAAATAATAATGCCGAAGTGAAAATAGATGTCGATTATAGTGAAAACCAAAAAATTAATGAGATTTTAAATTTCATGAGAAATAAACAATCAGAGAAAATCCATTTTAAAAATAGAATTTTTGAGTTGGTAAAAAATAAATTAAATAATGGTGTGTTGAGTGTGGATGATATCGCTGAGCAATTGACTAGTTTTAGAAATGAGCTAGTTGATGCTTATGCAGAATCAACAGAACTCGAAGATATACCGTTTTAAGCGAGGTTATTATGTATCAGAATCAAGTTGAAAACGAACAAAGAGCTTTTCATATTCCAGTTGCTCAACGTGTTGATGGATTAAATCATACCGCTAAATTACGTTCTCGCCATTTTGGTTTACAAAATGAAGAATTAAAACGCTTCTTTTTTGATATGCGAGATCCATTTGATGATTGCTATCAAGAAAATAAAAAATTCTTAGGCGTCATTTTATATATGTCAGGTATTCCGAAAGAAAGACACGACTTAAATTTTGAAGATTTTAAAACATCGGAAATATTCGACATTATTAAAGCTATTAATCATATCAAAGCCGTTACGGCATTATTACCTAAACAATTAGCATTACCGCAATAATTAATTAAACCCAAAATAAAAATAAATGACCTTAATCAGTCAGGGCTTTTTGCAACCTAAATAAAGGAAATACATTATGAGAACATCAATACCAGAACCCATTTTTACACCTGCTTTAGTGTCTGAAATTGAGCAAGCATTAACTTTAGATTCGGCACTGGTATTTGCTCGCAATGAGCAAAAGCAAGCCTGCGCGGATAAATACGCATCCCGTATTCGTAAGCTGTCTAGTCTTATCATTCAAAACAAAATGGATTATGCCGACGTTGCTGAACTGTTGGAAAGTGAAGCGTCAGAGTTAGAACGTCAAGCGCAAGAACTGGTTTGATATGACTAGTGCGGTGGAGAGTAACAGCGACGTATTTATCTCAATGCGTCGCCAAAAAGAAGAATTTCAGCCAGGGCTATCGCCAAAAGCGTCCTTGGCTGAACGCATTATGTATGATGCAAACCCGTTTGATATTGAATTCCGTAATAGCATCTTGGGTAATGTGCCTGATTCATTGGCGATTTATTTTGCCACCCGATATTCAAAAATATTTAAAAGTGGGAAAAAAAATAGCAGGCGTCTTGCTAATACATTTTTACGCAAATTTGCACAGAATGTATTACCAAGATACAACCTTGTTTTATCAAAGTATCAATTTGATGGTGTTACATCAGGTTATGATTTTTTCCCTGAAAAATACGTCGAACAAATTTCTAACCTACACACGTTAGACCGTGGAACCATCAAAGAGCTGGCGAACGGTATCGCTCGCTATCTTACATCTACATTTACTGAATTTTGCCAACGTGCTGATTATGAGAATGAATCAGACGGGGCTAAGTTCGGCTACAAGAAAATAAGTAAGATCACTTCACAAATAGGCACTGTGCCACCGTACTGGAAGCAGTTCACTCAAGGGCGTGGAATAACAGAAGGGCAAATGTTATCAGGCTTATTACGCATGATGTCTGATAAATGGTGGTATGGACGTTTAAAGCGCATGCGCGATTTGCGTGCTGAACATTTGGCTATTGCAGTAGGGCAAGTGCAAAAAAGTGCTTCCCCTTATATATCCCGTCGTGCTTTACATGAGTGGATAGAACAAAAAAAACGTAACTGGGATTATATTAAAAGTTTCGATTTAACCAATGAGAATGGTGAGCGTGTTTCTCTTGAAGAAATGGTATTAGCCAGTGTTTCTAATCCTGCGGTTCGCCGTTGTGAATTGATGGTGCGTATGCGTGGGTTTGAAAACATGGCTAATGAAATGGGGTATGTTGGTGAGTTTTATACCCTCACAGCCCCATCAAAATATCACAATGCATATAGTAAGGGCGGTTTCATTGAGCAATGGAATGGCGCTTCCCCTCGTGATGTTCAGAAATACCTGTGCAAAGTCTGGTCAAAAGTTCGCGCTGAATATGCCCGCGAAGGAATCCGGCCATTCGGTTTTCGTGTTGTAGAACCCCATCATGATTCAACACCTCACTGGCATTTATTGTTATTTGTTCATCCCGACCACGTTGAAAAGTTGAGAAAGATTTTTGCGGAATATGCCCGTGAAGAAGATGCCTTTGAGTTGAAAACTAAAGAGGCAAAAGAAGCCCGTTTTTATGTTGAGCCTATTGATAAAGAAAAAGGGTCCGCAACGGGTTATATCGCTAAATATATTTCTAAAAATATTGATGGTTACGCTATGGATGACGAGATAGATGATGAAACGGGGGCAGAAATGCAAAGACATGGCTAAAGCCGTTTCAGCGTGGGCGAGCTTACACCGCATTCGTCAGTTTCAGCAAATTGGCGGTGCTCCTGTGTCCGTTTGGCGAGAGTTGCGTCGCTTGCCAGGTGATGAGCAAATTCTAGCAACGGAAGATATGGACAACGTGCGTTTTGCGTCAGATGTGGGCGATTGGTATGCCTACACCGAGTTACAAGGTGGTGCGACGGTAAAACGCCGAGATTTAACCGTGAGACTTTCTTATGAAGTCACCGAAATGGGGAACGAATACGGCGAAGATGTAAAAAAAATTAAAGGGGTTTACTCACCGCTTGCGAGTGAGGACTCTTTTTATCTTACCCGCACCGCTAAGTGGGAACTGGTCGCCAAAGAATCCACATCTGTTAAAGGGAGTGGTTTGGCTTTTGATGGCGCGATTAGCGCCCCTTGGAGTTCTGTCAATAACTGTACGGGGGAAACCCGAACGATTAACGATGAAGAAAAGGGGGGTAACGGAAATTTTAGATAATTTCAGGTCAATCGGGCATGAAATAACCCTAGACGATGCAAAAAAAATGAGAAATGGGTCGGGAATAGTCATTGATGATATTGCATTTAGAAGTTTTGACGATGGTTCTTTGATTAGAACAGGTACGACACGACTGAAATACCGACAATTCCATGAAAGGAAAGCGCGAATTTTTAACAAAGTCAATAAATTAAGGGGAATAAATGTATAGATACTGGGTTTTATTTTATTTATTGATATCAATAGTTCTTTTTATATACAGAACTATAAAGTCTAAAAAAAGCTATCATGAAAAATATAGCTTAGGTTCAGCGATAGATTATTCCATGCTATGGCCATTTTATATTTTGATAGCATTCTATTTTTTCCTTGCAGATAAATATCGTAAATTTATTGGTATGAGCGAGGATAGGTAATCTATGAATGTGCAATAAGTAAATATATCTCACATTATTATCACTTAGGGGTTCACAAAAATCATAAAGTTATTATACTGTTTATTCATACAGTATTCTTTAAGGGTATGATAATGAAAGATAATATAAAAAGCATGGAAGCATTTGAAAGAATTGCACTTATCGCAAAAGTAGGCAGTTTTGATTCTTTCACATCACAGGAAAAAGATATCGTTTTATCATTAATATTTGAGTTAGCCGACAATGCCAGAGTGGACTTATTGGAAGAAAATAAGCCACATAGTGTGGCTCAATAATTTAAGCAATGGGCGCTTTGAGTAAATCAAGCGCCATTTGTTTATTATCCGGTAGCAGTTTATCAATCATTTTATTCACATCTTTCGCACTAGGGCTTAGCGTGTGACTAAAAGTGACGTTTAAAACGAAAGTCATCCCGCATTCTAAGTCCGTGCATTGACAATAAAGGTCTGCAAATTGGCGATGTTTTCTATTTGTTGTTCTTATGATTGCCTTTTCACCGCATGCGGGACAGAGGACTTTCATCACTTTCATATTCCGAACTCCAAAATAATCGAACTGACGTAATTTTACCTTTTTTTGTCTCATTCTGCACCCAAACGGTCGTTATCTTTCTTAAAATTAATATGCAAATGTAACGGTATTTCAGGGTCACTATTGACGGCATTCTCAAACATACGTTGCACAGGGATAACTTCATCTTGTCGATAGGCTTCGCGGGCTTTTATTGGGTCACCCAGTCCGCCAACATTACCAGGAATAATCCCCGCCAGTCCCGCAGGGAAACGGTGGGCGGTTAAAATATCTTGAGCACTGATATTTTTAACATTATTAAATTCATCTTTGGCTGAAATATCCCCAATCGGCATAAATTTAATCCCGTCGGGATCGCCTTTGGGAATATGCACAAACATGGTAGAAAAAATTACCAATTCCTTTACTATTTTCCAGATTTTTAATGATTTGGGCTTCCACTTCATCAGTCAGTGAAGGGTCGTTACAATAAAAAACACCCCCTGTATGTGCTCCGTTGTGGTAATACCGACGACGAAAAATAGTCGCCTCACTATTTAAGAGAGCTGCATGTATACCACCGATATAATCAGGAATACCATATACTTGCTGTTGTGGGTCATATTGCTTGATAAAAATGACATCTTCAGGCGGATAAACTAACGGTTCACCTTCCATCAAAATAACAAAATCACCGTCTTTTCGACAACGAAGATAAAGTGAGGGCAACACAAACAGTTGAATGACGTTCCCCCAATAATCTCGTACTTTTAGAATAGCTGTATCACCAAAAATGAGATAACTCATTACCGATGCTTTTAGCTGTTCGTGGCTCAGTCCTCCGCCTAAAAAATCAGACAAAATCATATTTTGACGCGCATAAATTACCCCGCCATGTTGGGCATTTAAGTTAACTAATTGAGCGAGGGCAGTTCTATCAATCGGGAGTGAATAATGATCATGTTCATTGTCATACCAGATATTTTGATAGTCTGTATGCGTTGTTAATATCGGCTCGGGTTTACCCAGTGTAATAATGCTCATGTTTTTTTTAGGGGTACTGGATGCCGAAATAGAGAGGTTCTTCCGTGATTTTTTCTTAGCCATTACGATGCCTTTTGAAATATCCATTTTGATTTACGTTGATTATCAGTATTCAACGGTTCATTGATTGCGCCATGAGCGATAGCCCAAAAACTATCAGCATGACCTGTTTTCCATACTGCGGTCAGCGACAAATGTCATAGCACCGCCCTTGCTGGTTGTGTCTCGACGAATAGCCAAGAAACTGGCGGTGATTTCTTTTTGTTCCCTATCCCATTCGATGCGCTCTTCATCGACTAAATCGACCATTTTTAAAACCAGTTGGGTTTTCATGCTGAGGCTATAACGAATTTCCATTGTTTCGCGTGGTGCGAAATCTTGCACCATCTCATAGACACCATGACCGATACCTGTCGTATCAATGCCGATATGGGTGAAGCGATAACGACTATAAAGTTCTTGGATTTTTTTTGCTTGATGTTTCCATGCCATACCTTGCCAGTAAATAAACGGCCAGAACACGGAACCGTTCACCAGGCACAGAAGGAGGTGCTAAAATAGCAAAGGCGGAGGTATCACCCGAACGGGCAGGGTCATAACCGCCCCAAACTTCACGATTACCAAATGGACGCGGTTCATCAGGAAAGTGATCCTCCCATAGCCCCACATCAACCCAACATTTTTCTAAATCGTTATATTTAAAGACAGATGCGCCACTATCGACAAAGACACACATATACAACATATTAAACGTGTCTTTGTTATAGCGATTACGCAACTTATCAATGGATGCTAAGTTAAAACCACCTTTAATCGCATCTTCCAGCGTAATGACATAACGCCATTGACCATCAGGACAATCTCGTCCGCCGTCCTGCATCTCTTTAAATGTCGGAAATTTAACATTTTTGCGTTCTTTTTCATTTCCGCGCCATTCGTCACCTGTCCAGAACGGGTATGCGGGATGGGTTTTTGAGCTAGGCGTAGAAAAATAGGTGGTGCGCCATTTATCATGGGTCGCCATCGCACTCGCAACTTCATTTAAATGTTTAAAGTTCGGTACCCAAAAATATTCGTCACAGTACAAATGACCGGAATAACTTTGTGCGGTATTTTTATTGGTAGAAAGAAAACGGAGTTCTGCCCCGTTACTTAAACGAATTGGGTTACCTGTTAATGTGATGCCGAAAAATTGCTCTGCAATATTGACAATATACGAGCGGAAAACCTCAGCTTGCGGTTTTGATGCGGATAAGAAAATTTGCGGGTCACCTGTGAGTACCGCATTTTCCAGCGCTTCAAATGCAAAATACCAAGTCGCTCCGATTTGGCGTGATTTCAATATATTACGAATAGATTTTTTAATGTTATTGCGTAAATGTTTTTGATAGCCAAACAGCATATTGTCAGCAAATTGCTGAAATTGTTCTTCTGTTAATTCGGAAATATCATTTTTACGATAGCGTTTTTTCTTCCTTGGTTCGCCATCGTCAGACTCATTGTCATTTGAGTAGCCAGATTGATTTTGTGCTTTTGCCTGTGCCAGCTTCTCGGCGTGTTTATTTTGTTGTGCCATCAATTTGATATGATGGTTAATTAAACGGTCTAACTCCTCTTGTTCAAAAAACGGTCTTATTATTTCGCTCACTGAGCAAAATAATGCGTCGATTAATCGCATCTAAAACCGATTCATGACTGAGTAAATCCTGCCAATTCCCTTTTTCAGCCCAATAGTAAACGATCCGCCGATTCGGCAAATTAAGTTCGGTTGCAATTTCTGCAGGAGTATAGCGTCGCAGGTACAGCGATTTCGCTACTCCTATTAATTCATCTGAATATCGTGAGTTCGCCATAATGTAAAACATTATGCCTAGTCAGATTCTATCTGGCGTTGGGAGGAATTTGGTTATACGCCATATCCAAATTTAACCATTCGCCCATTTTATGGAATTTCGCAATACTGTTACCTCAAACGGAATTGATAAAAATACCCACGGATGGGGGATGCTATGTAATGTCACAATTAATGACAAATTGGCTCTGTATTGCGACTGCGGGCGATACCGTTGATGGTCGAATTATTGAGGAAAGTTGGATTTTAGAGTCTGCAGAACTCTATGACCGTCATTTATATACCGCATGCATTTGGGCCTGAGCATGAGCGCTGGTTTGGTTCAATGGGGGAAGTGTTAGCGCTAAAAGCGGAACGCGACGAAGAAGGAACATTAAAGCTTTATGCGCAATTGCGTCCTAATCAGCATTTATTACAAGCCAATCGCGATGGTCAATTGCTCTTTACCTCAGCGGAATTTACCCCAACAGGTAATTTTCGGGGGACAGGGAAAACCTATCTCGAAGGGTTAGGGGTAACGTGTTCACCTGCCAGCGTTGGCACTGACCGATTACAGTTTAATAAAAACGGTAAGAAGTTTCGTTATGGTGCACTAAAACCATTAGTGTTTGATGAAGTAAAACAGTTTAAGGAAGAAAAGATGGCTAAGGGAAAGGGCTGGCGTAGTTTTTTTTAATATTGATGAGCCAAGTGTTGATGATATACCCGAAGAAACAGGCGCTAGTGATGCAATGCAAGCACTGGCTGAGGCATTATCTGCACTTGAAATTCGTGTTACCGCAATTGAAACACAACTGACTTCAACAGCAGAAAAAGTAGATGATGTTGAAGAAGATGTGGAAGTTATCAAAGATGCTGTTGATACACCTGAATTTAAGCAATTGAAAGATAACTTATCTTCCATTTTAGGTAAATTCAGTAAGTTGGATACAGTGGCATCGCGTATCCCTGGGAAAAATCCACGTGGCGGTAAAGAAAAACGCTTTACTAACCTAGTGTAAGGGGTAAGTGATGTCATTAAATAATCAACGAATTCGTGAGCTTTTAGATGCTTATGAAAGGGCTTTTTCGGCATCTTGTGGCGTCGCCAATGTTTAATCGATATTTCGGACTGACAGACCCTAAAGATACACAGCTACGAGATGCGTTATTGGAGTCTGCCGAATTTTTGAAATTGATTACGGTGGCTGACGTTGATCAATTAGTTGGGCAGGTTGTTCCAGTCGGTAACCCAGGTCTTTTTACTGGACGTTCAAAGACAGGGCGTTTTGGTCGTAAAGTCGGTGTTGAAGGCAATGAGTACAAATTGGTTTGAAACAGATTCTGGGGCGTTTATGCCGTGGGAGATGTTATCAGTTTTGGGCTAATGCGGGCGGTGAAAATGAATTTATTAATCGTATGCAAGCCTTTATTCAAGAATCATTTGCCCTTGATATGATCCGTATTGGTTGGAATGGTAATCATATTGCTGAAGATACCAATGCAGAAAAATACCCTAATGGTGAAGATGTTAATAAAGGCTGGCATCAAATTGGCTAAAGAGTGGAAGGGAGGCTCTCAGGTTCTGACGGATGCTATTTCATTAGATGATAATGGCGATTATCGTTCATTAGATGCTATGGCGTCAGATTTGATTAACACCTGCATTCCGCCACAGTTCAGAAATGATCCACGACTTGTGGTCATGGTAGGACCCGATTTAGTTTCAGCAGAACAATATCGCTTATATCAAGGTGCTGATAAGCCAACGGAGAAAATTGCTGCTCAAATGCTCGGCTCTACAATTGCAGGACGTCCAGCTATGGTTCCGCCATTTATGCCAGGCAAGCGTATGGTGGTCACTATTCCAACAAATCTACATATTTATACGCAACGTAATACACGCCAGCGTAAAGCAGAATTTGTTGAAGACCGCAAGCAGTACGAAAATAAATATCTACGTAATGAAGGTTACGCCCTTGAACAGCCAGAACTTTATGCAGCTATTGATGAGTCTGCTGTCCACCATCGGTAAAGTAACTGAACCAACTGAAAAAGTAGAAGGTTAAGCGTCATGCTATCACCTGCTCAAAGACACAGGCAAAAAATTGAAATGCAACAAAAGCTCGAACAGCGACAGGCTATTGCTATTGCTGACGGTGAAAGTATGCATCTTCAAGCGCGTGCCATTGAGCGGGATGTCAAACGACTGCGAGCACTGAATCAAACGTATGAACGTGTGGCAATGAAACGAGACGAATTATTGCCTATGTATCTACCGACGGCACAACGCTATTTAGATGAAGGCGAGGTGTATCAAAACCCGATTTTTGTGTATTGCGTCATTTGGCTATTTGATGTGGGGGAGTTCGATAAAGGATTGGACTGGGCAGATATTGCCATAGCGCAAGGACAGCGCACCCCCGACAATTTTAAAAGCGGTTTCCCTGCTTTTGTGGCTGACACAATACTCGCATGGGCACAGTTAGAAGCGGAAGCAGGAAACCCCATTGAGCCTTATTTTTCAAGGACATTTAAGAATGTCACGGAAATTTGGCGAGTTCACGAAAAAATACAGGCGAAGTGGTTTAAATTCCACGCCTTAGAGTTATTAAAAGGCGATGTGGGCGATGTAAGAGCTAGCGCGATTGATTGTGTCGATACACTGAATCAAGCCGATGCTTATCTTGCCAGGGCGCATCAATTAAACCCGAAAAGTGGGGTTAAAACGCATCGTTTACGTATCGCTTCACGATTACGGGCATTAGAGCAAGAGTAAAGACTACCGCAAGCCAAAACGGGCAGGGTGGAGACAAAACAATTTGATTGTTATTGGTCGTGGAAACCTGTTCGCCCGTTTTTTATTTAAATATGCAGAGATTATTAAATGGAATTAATTGTAAATATTATCCAACTCATTGTAATAATTCCGATAATTATCTGCTTAGTGCTAATAGATGCATGGTTTTTGTTATTAATTTGGAATTGGTTTTTGTGGATCAGCAGATATTAATTTATCAGTACCAATTAATTGGGGAACGGTTTATTTCACTAAAAATTATTATTTTGTTATTGAAATTAATTTTTAGCCAGTAAGTAACATAGGACGAATAATATGTTAAATGGCGATGGCATTACCTATAAAAATGAAGAACTGACAAATGATGAATTTTGGCCTGATTTAAATTTAGGTGATTTTCAAAAAAGTCGCGCTATTCCCGCCAATATCGATGCTGATTTTATTGCTGATGCATTATTAACCACGGTCACAGAAATTAATTCTGAATTAAAAGACGTAAAAAGTTATTGGCTATCAAAAGGTGTTAATCAGGCAAAAGACGCCCCAGGCGCAAAAATAAAAGGGGTGAATGCCCTTTGTGCGCAATATAAAAAAGCGGTGTATGCCAGGGCAAAAGCGGATTTATTGGGTGAATATTTGTCGATTGTCAGTCGAGCGCCCAATCCACAGCAAGAAAGTGACGAATTACGGTCACGGTTATTAGCAGAATCAACTTTTGTTATTCGCAATATGAAACAGTTACCACGCATTACAGTGAAAATGATATGACCCGACTACAAAAATTGACGGCGTTCTTACGTGCAAATTTGCCTGAATCCTTATTTGCGACAGAATTTAGTAGCGAAATGGATGAACTTGTTTTTAAACGTGCTCACAGAGATTTGGGTGAAGATGAGTCGAATAAAGAACAATATCAAATTTTAACGCAAGAATATGATGCGGTAATTGCGTGGGGGCGTTGGCCTTATCGTGAAATTGATACCCGTTATATCCCCGTATTAATTGAGGCCTGGTATCAAGAGTTAAAAACAGATTTAACTGAACCCGATTTTGATGATGAACCACCGACGATTGATGTTGATGTGGACGAGGATATCGCAATGGTTGTTGTCACCCTTAAATTAAGCGACGCCATTGTGTTAAAAGAAGATGAAAAAGGCCTCGTGCCATTTGACGGTAAACGTTGGTCATTAGCCAATCCTGAAGTGTTATTTGCTGAAAATATTGATGTAATCCCCCGTGGTGTGAAATGAGCATTCAAGGGCAATTAAACGAAAAACAATTAAAAAAGCTACGAGAACAGCTTAAAAAGTTGGAATTACCACCGAAAAAAACGCCAGCGGTTACTTTGGCGAATTGCGAAATATGGTGTGATTGTTGCTTCAAAACGCGCGGGTAAAAAATCAGCAGACACCTGATGGTGAGGCATGGCAAGGGCGACACGGTAACTACAAAAAAAAGATGCTCCGTAAAATGCCTAAGCTATTAAAAATTCGTGAAATTCCCGAAAAAGGCGTAGTCCGCATTTATCTCGGGGGAGGAAATTATCGTAATGGCAGTAAACCTGTGGGTGCTGGTGTCGTGGGGATATAGCCAGCAATATGGTATGACAGCAAAAAATTAGTCGTAAAAAATGCCAACGATAATAATATCCGAAAAGCAACGAGTGAGAAGAAGCCAGAACCTACCGCAACACCGAAACAAGCCAAAAAAATTACGGGCGTTGGGCTATAAAGTCAAAAAAGGAAAGCGTTGGGTAAAGCCTCCTTTAAAAGAGATTGCGGGAAAGATGCGTTTTTTTCAGGCGGGGTTATTAATTCGTCTTTTACAAAATAAACCTAAAAAAACCAGTTGGGAGGTAGATATCCCCAGTCGTGAGTTTTTAGGCATCAGTGATGAAGATTTTATCAAAGCGTTAGAGAGACAACTTCAAGGCATCGGCTACGGTGCATAAAAAAGGAATTTACTATGTGGCCAACTGTTCAGGTTAATCAACATAACCAACTGCAAGGCGAAACAAAAGAAATTGAACGCATTTTGCTGTTTATTGGTAAAGGAAAAACCAATATTGGTAAAACTATTGCGGTCAATACGCAAACCGATTTCGATGAGGTGTTAGGAACGCCAGATAGCCCGTTAAAAAGTAACGTGTTATCGGCTATGCGTAACGCAGGTCAAAACTGGTCAGGTTATGTGCATGTATTAGCAGAAGATGCCGAAGAATTGGCATTTGTTGACGCGGTGATGGATGCACAAGTGGTCGCCAGTTGTGAAGGCTACGTATTAGTGGGTGATGCGACGAAAGCCGTTATTCAATCGGCTAAATCCTTACGCTCGGATTTAATTGCTAAACATGGGCGCTGGCTGTTTGCCATTTTGGGTGTCGGTGCAACGCAAGACGATGAAACGTGGTCAGGCTATGTTGAACGCTTGTCTGCTTTATCAAAAGGGGAAGCGGAACCCTCCATTCAATTAGTACCAATGTTATGGGGTAATGAAGTGGGAGCATTAGCAGGGCGATTATGTAACCGTGCAGTGACCATTGCTGATAGCCCCGCACGAGTCAAAACAGGCGCATTAACCGATTTAGGTAGTGCGTATTTACCGCTCGACGGTACGGGTAAAAGCCTTGATTTAGCAACACTACAGGCATTGGAAAAACAGCGTTTTAGTGTGCCGATGTGGTATCCAGACTATGACGGCATTTATTGGTCTGACGGTCGCACATTAGACGTTGAAGGCGGTGATTATCAGTCAATCGAAAACTTGCGTGTTGTTGATAAAGTCGCGCGCACAGTGCGTATTCGTGCCATTGCTAAAATTGCCGACCGCAGTTTAAACAGCACCCCATCCAGTATTGAAGCCCATCAAGCCTACTTTGCCAAAGTATTACGTGAAATGTCACGCAGTACGCAAATTAACGGAGTAAGTTTCCCTGGTGAAGTGAAACCGCCAAAAGAGGGTGATGTGGTTATTACATGGAAAAACAAAAATAACGTTGAAGTGTATATCACGGTGCGAACCTATGAATGCCCGAAAGGGATCACCATTGGCATCCTGTTAGACACGTCATTGGAGAATGAATAATGAGCGGAAAACGGATTTCGGGGCAGTCGATTGATTTTAATATCGACGGTGATTTAGTTCATGTTGAAAAAGTCAGTCTATCGATTACAGACAATACAGGTGTCGCTCAAACGAATGGCGTGCCGGATGGTTATGTGAATGGGGATGTGTCGGCAGAGGGGGAGCTGGAATTATCCACTAAATACCTCAACGTCATTACAGCCAAAGCCCGTAGTGCTGGCTCTTGGCGTGCCATTCCTTTAGTCGATTTGATGTGGTACGCGAAAGCGGGCACAGAAGAGCTTAAGGTTGAGTCTTTCGGCTGTAAATTAAACGTCACCGATATTTTAGACGTTGACCCGAAAGGCGGTGCCGTGATGACGCATAAAATTAAATTTATTGTCACCTCACCGGACTTTGTGCGTATTAACGGTATTCCATACTTAGAGTCTGAATTAACAGACAAACTGTAATAAAGGACATGTTCATGGAAGAACATAATAAAACACTGATTTCACTGATTATCTTAGGGGCACTGATAGCTATTGGTAAAATGATGTCAGGGAGTGAGCCTATTACGCTACGTCTTTTTATTGGGCGCGTTATTTTAGGTTCAGCGGTGTCATTAATGGCGGGAGCATTACTGATTTGGATCCCTGGTATTTCTCCTTTAGCGATTACGGGGTTAGGTTCAGCGTTAGGCATTGCAGGCTTTCAGTTAGTGGAATTGTGGCTGAAAAAACGAGGTAGTGATTTACTGACAGGGAAGTTAAAAAAATGACACGCGGAATTCGTAATAATAATCCAGGCAATATCCGTCATGGTGCTTCAAAATGGCAGGGAATGTCTGCAGAGCAAAATGATACTCAATTTGTGCAATTTATCTCGCCCGAATTCGGTATTAGAGCACTGATGAAACTATTGCAGACTTACTCAAAATACAACGGTAAGCAAAATGTGGGTTGTGGGAAAATAGATACTATTGAAGAAATTATCGAACGTTGGGCACCTGCATCGGATAATAATCACACTGAAAACTATATCCAACGTGTGTGCAAAGAAACCGGATTTAATCGCCAAGCGTGCTTGAATTTATACGACAAAGAGACCGTTATTTCTTTAGCAAAAGCGATTGTACAGGTTGAAAACGGTGAACAGCCTTATTCAGACAAGGTTTTTGAAACGGCGTTTAATCGGATATGAAACAAGCAACGGCGATCTTCTTTGCGTTTATTCTGGCTTTTTCGGCGGGCTGGCTGGTTAAGGGTTGGTATCAAGACAGCCTTGAGTTGGTCGCATTAAAAACGGCGAATGAAGTCAATAACGCCAGTTTAAAGGCTCAACAAGATTTAGCGAGTCAATCAGCACGGACGTTAGAAAATAAATTAGAGGAACTCGCCAATGTGCAACCGCCTGAAATACGCACCGAAATTATTAAGCCTGTGTTCACTAACCTTTGTGTTAGTGATGATTTTGTCAGGATGTACAACGAAGCAATCGACAGTGCCGAACGTACCCTATCAGGAAAATCTACTGACAAAATGCCCGACGACATTACCAAAGTTAAACGGTAATACTGGGGCGGATTTAGCCACTGCATTATTAGAATATGTTGAAATTTACGGAAAATGTGCTGTGAGGCACAACCAATTAACGGACGAAATTCGTCAAAGGATGGAAAAATGAGTACCAAGAAAAACACAATTACTTTAGTCGTGATGGGCAAAGAGCTGGTTTTTTGAACCCAATATGACCGCGTACAATGGCTGGTTAAATGCGATTTCTGCCGACGATAAAGTGGCGCCTACTGTTACCTATTTGCGCCGAATTATTGCCCCTGAAAGCAAAGAAGCATTAACCGATATTTTAAATATCCCTGGTTCGGCAATGCAGTTACTGGAAAAAGTAAACTCAGAATATGCGCCAAAACTGGATATTGAACTAAAAAACTAACGGCGCGAGTCGATGCTGTTGAACGCAGTGCCCTCGAACAATACATAACGTTACGACGGCACTATCTCCCTCATGAGCAGGATGATATCGACAGTTTCGCCCGCGCAATTTGGCTAGATAATCACTTCACAGAAAATCACCGCATCGCGGTCGCAAATGGCATTGCATTAGCTTTCAAGGGTGAATGATGAGTACATTAGATTTTACACTCAGCATGATTGATAAAGTCACTCAGCCCTTGAAGGCCGTGCAAGCAGGTGTGACTCAATTTGCTGAAACCTCACAACAGGCGTTTAAAAAATATCGCGGTCGGCGGGGCGGGCTTGGCTGGCTCCGTCTTTGCGTTAAAAAACGTCTTAGATCCCGCGTTAGCGATTCAAGATGCCCTTGATATGGCGAAAGTCACGGGTGTTGATGATGGTGCAATGAAAAAAATCACCGATGAAGCACTCACTTTCAGTGCGCAATACGGTAAATCGGCAGTGCAATTCGTTGAGTCCTCTCTCTCTATCCGAAAGGCCATTAGTGGCATTTCAGATAATGAACTCCCGCAGCTAACCAAAATCAGCAACATTACGGCATCAGCACTAAAAACTACGGCTGAAGAATCCAATGCCTATATGGGCAAAATGTTTTCTCAGTTTCAAGGCTATGCCGACAGCGTGGGCAAAGTGACATTCGCGGAAGAGCTGGCAGGCAAAGCCGTTATTATGTCGCAAACCTTCGGCACGTCGATGGCTGAAATTACTGATTTGATGGAAGGGGCGCGTTCTGCAGGTACGCAATTTGGTGTCGGTATTGATGAACAGTTAGCGGTATTAGGCGAGTTGCAACGTTCATTAGGCACAGAATCCAGTGGCGCGTATGAGTCGTTTCTGTCAGGGGCAACGGACGGGGCGAAAAAACTCGGTCTATCGTTTGTTAATGCGTCAGGGCAAATGCTGACGATGCCTGAAATGCTGGAAAAGTTACAAGGAAAATATGGCAAGTCCATTGCAGGTAATTTAAAGGCTCAAAAAGAAATTGAGGACGCCTTTGGCGATTCCGCGATTGTTGTGAAATCACTGTTTAATAACGTCGAGGTATTACGTAAAAATATTACCGCATTAGGCGGTGATGATGGCATGAAACGTGCCACAGAAATGGCCAGTATGTTGGCTAATCCGTGGGAGCGGTTATTGTCGATTTGGGAGTCTATCCGCATTGCCGTGGGTATGACATTGTTACCCGTGATTGTGCCCCTGATGAATAAAATTGCTGATATGGGGCAAATGCTCGTGCGTTGGTTGAAGCTATTCCCCAATATTGCCCGTGCCATTGGTTATGTGGTGACAGGGTTTATTGCATTTACGGCCATGGGGGCGATGGCCAATATCGTATTGGGAATTGGTCGGTTGCTGTGGGTCGGTATCTTGCCGTTGTGGAAAACGGGCGGAGTATTACTGTCCTTGATGAAAGGTAAGTACGATTTAGTGACAAAAGCCACAGGCTTTTTTAGTGGTTCCCTCGCCAAATTAACGAGATTTTTAAACATCACCAAAATGGCCTCGTTGGCCACAGCATTAGGATTTACCTCTATCACATGGCCTGTTTTATTATTAATTGGTTTATTTGCCCTAATTGCGATCGCCGTTGTGAAATTTTGGCAACCCATCAAGGCATTTTTTAAAGGGTTTGTGCAAGGTTTTTTTAGAGGCCTTTGACTCTATGTCGCCCGTTGGTTCCATGTTTGACGATATTGGCAACGCGTTGGGTGTGGTGTGGAAAGCGGTAAAAAGTGTGTTCAATTGGTTTACAGATTTACTCACACCGATTGAATTTTCAGAAGATGCGCTCAACCAAACGACAAATGCGGGGAAAATATTTGGTAAGAGTGTCGCGAAGGCTATCGAATTATTAACGTTACCATTTCGAATGGTCATTAAAGCAGTGGGCTGGATTGTGACGGCTTTTATTAATGCATCGAAATGGATTTCTCAAACATGGAATGACCTAAAAAACAATATCATGACTGCATGGGGGGCTACTGTTCAATTTTTAGAACGCATCTCCCCTGTCAGAGTGTTTGCCAGCTTTTGGAAATCCATTACCCGTATCACGAATTTGATGTATGCAGGTATTGCCAAAGGTTGGGATGCAGTGTGCCAGTGGTTTTTCTCACTGTCACCTGTGCAAGCCTTTATTGAGATTTATAACACGGTATCACAACTGTTTGCCAATTTATGGAATGGGGTTGCAGGCGGTTGGGATGCACTGTGTGGCTGGTTTGAAAACTTCTCTATTAGTGACACTTTTAACGGTATTTCAGATTCGATTAAAGGTGTCTTTGATGGGCTGTGGAAATGGTTAAGTGACAGCTTTAACGGTGTGTTTAATGCGGTGGCCAGCAAATTAAATTATCTGCCTGGCGTCAATATCGATTTAAAAGAAACTGAAACCGCCGTCGTTAATTCGGCGTTACCCAGTGTGCCGGTTCAAGCTGATTTAAATGCCATTAATCAAAACCAACCAAACCGCCGTTTTGATTATCAGCCGTCATTATTAACAGGGAATGAGTTAAAAGGCATTAACAAAGGTGGTTTGAGTAAAGAGATCAATAACAATCAAACCAGCGTTGACAACCGCAGGCAATACGGAAATATCACGATTAATAATGGCAATGTGATGACACCTGCGGATTTGGAAGAGTGGGGCGCGTTGAATTAAGGATAATGCCATGGAACAGGCGAAATATATTGATTTACTGATAACAGAGCGTGATTTCACGCTCAATGCGGGCTTTGAGCCGATATTGTGTAATAACCGTCAAAGTATTACGCAAGATATTGCGCATGCGATTGTTGAGAGCGGTTTAGCCACCCAATTAGTGGCCGAACGTAGCCCAACCTTGCGCGCTGATATTCGTATGCAGATTGTGTTACTGGTTGAAGATGATGAGCGACTGATTCCAGGCACCATTATTGTTGATGAAGAAAACGTAAAAAAATTATGGGTGACCGCAGACACTTATGATTTTGGCCGTATTAGTGTCGGGGTGAATTATGGCGAATAAACAACGTCCACAAATTGACTACGAGTCGGCATTAAAAGATAACGGCATGCCGATTACTGCCGATGAAATTAATCAGCAATTTAACGACATTGTGAAAGAAGAAGGCTTAATTACCAATACGTCCAATATGTCACCATTTTGGCGCTTAATTAATACTCTTGTCACTACGCCCGTTCAGTGGCTCAAAGATGTCTTGATTAATTTGGTGTTCACCAATATGTATCTGGCTACTGCATCGGGCTCATGGCTGGAAATGTTTGCCTGGGGCGTTAACCTGCAACGTAAGCCCGCCACCAAAGCCAAAGGACAAGTGCGTTTTTACCGCATTGCGGGGCAAAATAGTGTTACGGTGCCAGCGGGTACTATCGTGCAGACAGAGCGCATTAACGGGCAGATTTACAGTGTGGTGACCACGGAAACCGTGACGATTGAAAAAGAGTCTGCCTTGATTGCGGTTGATGCCAGTGATGCAGGCGGAGCCTTTAATCTTGCACCAGGCTATTTTCGTATTCTCCCCGTTGCTGTGCCAGGCATTGAACGGGCGCAAAACGAAGAAAACTGGTTATTGGTGCCTGGTGCGGATAAAGAGAGCGATGATGATTTACGTGACCGTTGCCGTAATCAATATAATCTAGTGGGAAACTATCACACTGACGCGGTATATCAAGGGATGATTGCCAGTGTGGTTGGACTCAGTATTGACCGCATTTTCTTTTTGCATGATGCGCCTCGAGGCGCGGGCACCGCCAATGCGTATTTATTGTTAGACAGTGGTGTCATTAGTCAGCCGTTTATCGACAAAGTTAACGATTATGTCAACACACAAGGCCATCATGGGCACGGTGATGATATGCAGTGCATGCCAATGCCTGAAACATACCATGCCATTAAGTTAACGGTATTTGTGCAAAATCTCGCTAATTTAACCGATAACGAGCAAGTCAAATTACGGCAAGACATTGAAAATTTAGTGCGTTGTGCGTTTCGTGAAAACACCAGTTATGACGTGAAAAAAACATGGCCCTACTCGCGTTTTTCATTTTCTAATTTGGGGCGTGAAATTCACCGCCATTTTTCCTTGGTTGATTCCCTGCAATTTAATCAAACGGATATCATCAGTGAATTGAGTGTGCCCCCGTTTAAAATCGCTGTCTGTGGAGTTACAAGATGCCTGATTTCAAGGAACGATTAAAAGGCTTAAATTTGCCGTCATGGATGAACAAAGGCGAACCCGCAAAACTGTTAAATGCGGTGCGTAAATTTTGGTCAGGTGTTTATGACTGGATGTTATGGCCACTCAAACAATTGGACGCAGAAACTTGCTCAGAAGAATTGTTATCAGTGCTAGCCTATCAGCGCGATATTCACCGTTTTAAAGGCGAGCCATTAGATTTATTTCGCAAACGGGTAAAATTTGCCTTTATTAATGCCCGTGATGCAGGGTCGGTCAGTGGCTTTATTGCCATTTTTGAGCGTCTCGGTGTGGGCTATGTCGAACTGTTAGAACGCCAGCCTGATATTGATTGGGATGTCATTATTTTACGGGTCAGTGACGGACAAATCGCAGGCAACCCTGATTTATTGATGGGGATTATTCGCCAGTATGGGCGCACTTGTCGCCGTTATCGTTTTGAAGTGATCACCAATAATCAATTAGTGATGCGGTTTGGTTGGGCTGATTGTGAATATCAGACCTTTGGCGCATCACTGTTACAAGGAGAGTAACAAATGTCACAATCTATTATTACAACGGCATTTGAGCGCTGGAAAGCCCAAGAGTCGATTGATGGAAACTTGATTGTGTTAGACGAGTTCGTCTTTGCACATATCCCGAATCTAGAGATTGAAAAACCGATTGACCGCAATGAAGGCTTGCCCGATGCAAAATATATCGTACATCGCCAAACCGTGAATAAAACGGGCGTCGTCAATCAAAATGCCGTGGCCTATTCGGTGACTATCGGTGCCGAAATTGGTGATTTTGATTTTAACTGGATTGGGCTATTAAATAAAAAATCGGGCACGGTAGCCATGATTGTGCATGCGCCTACTCAACGAAAAATTAAAACCCAAGCAGGGCAACAGGGCAACGTGTTAACCCGCTCTTTCTTGCTGGAGTATTTAGGGGCAAGCAAAGAAACTGCCATTACCACACCTGCAGAAATGTGGCAGATTGATTTTACCGCAAGACTTTCTGGTATCGATGAAATGCAACGCCTAGTTAATACCGACAGTTACGGTGAGGCCTCTTTTTTTGATGATGCATTTTTAGTGGCTAAGACAGGGAATCAATATTTTGTCACAAAAGGTATTGGATACATCGGTGGTTTACGGGCGGAATTAATCACAAACCAAAATATCACCGTGCCTGCGGAAAGTACCAAAGTTTATGCTGATGTGAGTTACCAGGGCAATATTACCAGTCGTTGGCAAACCCACATTAAGCTGACCGTCAAACCTGATTTAAAAAACTATATTGATAATGCAGGTTTTGCGCATTTTGTGTTTGCGATAGCGTCGATTTCAGCGGACGGAAAAATTACCGATTTACGCCCTAAAGGAACACTGGATTTTCAGCAATTAGATGATGCGTTAAAGAAACATGCTCAGTCTCGTAATCACCCTGATGCAACATTAACTGCCAAAGGGTTTACTCAACTGACGGATAAAACAGGTGCTAGTCAGGCATTAACCCCAACACAAAAACTAGTGACCGACTTACATAATAACGCAATGGCATCAGCAAAATCAGCTAACGACAATGCCAATACGCGATTACCCTCAACAGGAACGGCCGTTGCCTCACAAAAGCTGGCGACTCCGCGCAAAATTTCGGGGGTGCCGTTTGATGGTACGCAAGATATTACCTTAAATGCGGGAAATGTGGGGGCAGCTACCCCCGCACAAGTCAATGAAGCCAAAACGATGGCCTCCAATGCGCAAAACACGGCAAACAGTGCAGTAACCAAGGCAGATAAAGCACAAAGTACGGCAAACAGTGCGGTTACGAAAGCCGACAATGCCCAAAAGACCGCCAATGATGGTGTGAGTAAAGCCAATACTGCACAAACCACAGCCAATAATGCCAATAACAATGCCAATGGTCGTGTGCCTAATACCCGTAAAGTGAATGGTAAGCAGTTGAATGCGGATATTACCTTAAATGCGGGCGATGTGGGCGCATCGACGCCCGCACAAGTCAATGAAGCCAAAACCATGGCGACCAATGCGCAAAATACGGCAAACAGTGCGGTGACTAAAGCCAATACCGCACAAACCACAGCCAATAATGCCAATAACAATGCCAATGGGCGCGTGCCTAATACTCGTAAAGTGAATGGTAAGGCATTAAGTGCGGATATCACCTTAAACGCGGGCGATGTGGGAGCAGGGCTGAAATCAACCGCAAATCGTTCGGAAAATGGTTGGTGGAAATGTGGTGATACAGGGATTATTTATCAATGGGGGAGAAAGACTATTACCTATAATGATTATTTTATTAATTTCCCGATTGCGTTTCCGAATAAATTATTTTCATTTCATGCCATTGATTATGATGGTGCAAATAATCCAGGGTTTAATTTAAAAAAATCAACTTTATCTAAAGTGGCAATGGAAATGCCCGCAGGGATAATTGCTGTTATGTGGTTTGCAATAGGATTTTGAATCAAGGAAAAGGAAATTAAGATGAAATGGCAACGTAAGCGATTCGCACTTCCGGGCGATTTAACGGGCATTACCTGTTCATTATTACCCGTTCACCCGTTTATTTATGGTGTCGGACAAAACACTGCCACAGGCAGTTATTTAAGCCCCACCAATGCAATTCATTATATTGCGAATAAAATTCAGGGGGCGGGTGAGGTTGATATTGTGGTGACGATGATTTGTGCCCGTACCCATGACGAGTTTATTAATGCAATTCAAGGCTTTTCGGGCGTATTGCCTTTACCTGTGTTTAGCCAAGTTGAACGTATGGCCAAAACCGCCGAAAGCCTAAATATTACCAAAATGCAGATACCGGCTAAAACGATAGCTGGTATTCCTGACCCGCAAACATTATCAACTAATAACAGCCGTACAGTGATTAATGCGGGATTAATTGAGAAAGCAAAATCTGAAGCCTCAAGCGGGGCAAGTGTGGCAGGGTTACTTTCTAGCGTAAAAGGATTTGCTGAAAGCCGAAAAAATATCTTGCAAGGCATGGCCGATTCATTGATGGGCTTACTGGGAAAATCAACCACGGTTTGGGTGTTCCAGGGAAAAGGTAACGGCGCGGAATTAGCCGATAAAATGAAAAAAGAAATCCCTGAACAAGATGCGGTTTACACCTTGGCTACGCTTTTTGCAGGCGATATTGATGCAATCAAAGGAATGATGCATGACACAGACACCACTTTACGAAAATAACACACCGAAAGTCAGCCAAATCATTACGTTGGCGTTGGACGGTGAAGCCATTTTATTAAAAAAACCTGACCGTCACACCCTCGATGATGTATCAGGACAAAGACCAATCAGGGCAGTCCTCAAGCACCGTCAATAGTGAGCAGGGCATTAAGCCCAAAGAACTCCGCATTACGGGCACTATTCCTTTCACCGAAGAAAAAACGCTAACCCGTTTATTTGCGTTAGCTGAAGCCAAAGAAAATGGATTACTAAAACGCTATCGTGTGGCCAACCGTATGGCCAGTGCGATTAATTTTCGTCTTGGCACATTCACCAATGGCATTGATGCGTCAAAGATGGACAGTAAACAAGCCTGGCAAGTCACCTTTACTTTACGTGAGCATTTATCCGTACCCGAAAAACGCGAAAGTCGTTCAGCAGGGCAAGTTAAAGCCAAAACACAAAGTATGAGTGATAAGCCAAAAGCCAATGGCGAAGGAACGCCAGAACAAGAGCAGGAATTAAGCTGGTTTGAAAAAAATGTGTTGAAGCCAGTTAATGATGCGTTGGGAGATTAAAAGATGAAACCAATTAATCGACTTTATTTATCCGGTGATGAAACGCACCTTGTCGACGTTAAAATGGTGCTGGAATTATCGCAATGTGGCCGTGGCTTTATTACGGCTAAAACCGATACCGATTACACAGGTAAATTGGTGCGTCTTGATATTGGCTACACGGATTTACTATTACGGTATTTCACGGGCTACGTGGAACGTTCGCAACCGTCTCAAAATGGTTTTCAAAAATTGTTTGTGCGCGAATTGGTTGGCGTATTCGACAGAATGTGGCCATGCTCTTTTCAGCATCCCACCTTAAAACAGATCACCGACTATCTAAAAGAGCACAGCGGATTACATTTTGTGTTACCAGATGCTGAATATGTGAATACCCCAATCCCACACTACACCCATAACGGCACGGGCTATCAATTATTAAATAGCCTGGGCAAAGTCTTCAATATTCCCGATTATATTTGGTATCAAACGCCAGACGGTGACGTGTTCGTAGGTAGTTGGGCGGATTCATTTTGGAAAGATAAAGAGATTGAAATAGACAATCAATTTTCTTCTGAACAACGTGCCGGTAATCAAATGACCATCCCCATGGTGCAAAGTTTACGCCCTGGTGTGAAAGTGAATGATAAACGCTTAGAGCGTGTGGCGCTGGATAACGACAATATGACGCTAACATGGATTAGCCCCGATTCGATTACAGGACGAGCCGAAAACCGCACCATAGCACAACAACAAATTGATAATGCGTATCCTGAACTTTCGGCAGGTTTGCACTTACCGAAATTTGCCCGTGTTGAAGCCCCGACAGAAAATACCACAGCAGGGGATATTTCAGACCCCTTTAGACCAAAATACGCCGTTGACGTGCAAATGGTTGATGCCGATGGCAATGATGTGGCACCTGTTTATCACGCGGTGCCGTTACCATTACCCATGGCAGGCAATGAGTCGGGAATGTTTCAATATCCGCCTGTGGGTTCGATGGTCGAAATTGCGTTTGAAAATGGCCGTGCAGATAAACCTTTTATTCGCCAAGTGTTAAGTCATGGCAATACCTTGCCCGACATCAAGCCAGGCGAACAACTGCAACAGCAACGCCAAGAGGTATCACAACGGGTGACACAAGACGGCACGTGGCATCGTCAAACTGACCAAAAAATCATTGAAGAATCGATGCACCGTGAAGTTAAAACCGACACAGAAAATCGCACGGTTATCGCCAGAGAAACCACCGTACAAGCCACCGATAAAACTACCGTAATAGGCACAAGCACGTTAATGGCAGGTGCCATTATGCAAATTGCAGAGGGTGACTTTAGCCAAGCAACGCAAGCCAATAAGATTGTGGCAGTTGGTAAAAATATGACGGTTGATGTCGGCCAACAGTTAGAGGAAAAAATCGGGGCAGTGCGTTCCAGTATCGCTGGCGCCATGCAAAAAATCATGGCACCGGTTGTTTATTTAGGTAATGAACAATTGAATGTGATGCAATGCATGTTAGATACCTTAGATGTGGTGAATGAGTTAGCTGCACTCACTGCAAGCCATACTCATAACAACACGGGCAGTCCGTTAAATGCCTCAGCCATTAGCAACACAGGCACCAAATCAGCAGGACTTAAACAGAAGTATTCACCCGTTATTGGCTGATAAAACCGTTACCATCCTTGCCCGCGCTTGCGGGCTTTTTTGTACCCTCAATATAACCACTTCTACGCCACGCTAAGGCGTTCAATATTCACAATACATCTGCATTAGCTAAAAATGGATCGCATCGATAGCGCGTGGCTCAGTGCGAGCAATACCCACGAAATAAAATCATTCGCCACGTAAAACGCACTAATCCGCACCCGCCTGCACAATTTGGATCAAAAAAATATTTCAGTTTTGAATTTTTTACAAAACATATCGCGAGGGCGCGCGGGGATTGGGTTCTTTGCGTAGGCGTCAAACTGAAATGATTGTAAAAGATTTCAGATAATTTCAGTTTGAGAGATAGAAAAAGGATCTCGATAAAAAATTAACGTATTGATAGTAAAAGAAATTTCATACTTTACGTGGGGTTGATGATCTATATTTTACGTGAGAGCAATTTAGAGAATGTTTGTTTTTCAGTGAGTTATAGATTTTTGAAACTGAAATGAATTACAAATATATTGGGGAAAATTAGCATGACATACTTTGAGAAATTAAAAGTAGTCGTAACATGTCACGAAAAAAATTAGGGCAGTAAAAAAATCTCAGGGGACAAAAAGGGGGCAATAATCCTTAGATACAAAAAAGCCACTTACTAAGAAGTGGCTTAATATGCTGATTTAACAGCTAAAATTTGGTGGCCCCTACTGGACTTGAACCAGTGACCAATCGATTATGAGTCGACTGCTCTAACCAACTGAGCTAAGGGGCCTTAATGGTGTGAGATTATACGTGCCATTTGAGGCGAGGTCTAGCCTTTGTGTGACTGTATGCGCAATTTGTGTTCAATATAGAGCAGAAAAAATAAATCAAATAATAATCTTTTATTTCAATGAGATAGTTTAAAAAGAAAGACTTGATGAGTAAAAAATCGACAAGGGTAAAAATAAAAGGGTGATTTTTTGTAAATAGAGGTAGAAAAAATCAGCAGATTTTTAGCGAAAACGATAGCGGTTACTTAAGATAGACCAAAAAGAGAATAGGAATGATAAAAGCAAATTATCAGCGCTGAAAACAGATATGGTTTAGACCAGATAATAAAAAACGCCTGTGAGGCACAGGCGTTTGTATTACTACCAAAATCAAAGAGATTGATTATTCATCAAGGAAGCTACGTAGCACTTCAGAACGGCTTGGGTGGCGTAATTTACGCAACGCTTTTGCTTCAATCTGACGGATACGTTCACGGGTAACATCAAATTGTTTACCCACTTCTTCCAATGTATGGTCGGTATTCATATCGATACCAAAGCGCATACGCAGGACTTTAGCTTCACGCAGTGTTAAACCACCTAATACTTCGTGTGTCGCTGAACGTAAGCTTTCTGATGTTGCTGAATCCAGAGGTAATTCGAGGGTAGTATCCTCGATAAAATCACCTAAATGTGAATCTTCATCGTCACCAATTGGGGTTTCCATGGAGATAGGCTCTTTAGCGATTTTTAGTACCTTACGGATTTTATCTTCAGGCATCAGCATACGTTCTGCAAGCTCTTCTGGTGAAGGCTCACGTCCCCATCTCTTGCAACATTTGGCGCGAGATACGGTTTAGCTTATTAATCGTTTCAATCATATGTACCGGAATACGAATGGTACGTGCCTGATCGGCGATTGAACGAGTAATAGCCTGACGGATCCACCATGTTGCATAAGTTGAGAACTTATAACCACGACGATATTCAAATTTATCAACCGCTTTCAT